TTGGCGTTGATCCCTTGCCCATCCATCACTGCGTCTGCCACAGCATTCTTTTGCTGGAGCATAGCATGTTGGCGTTCTTCAATCGAATTCCCAATAATCATATCTTGGATCGTTATAGAAGGCCAACGGCTAGAGGCTCTTTTAATTCGCCCATTTCTCTGTACTGATAAGCCAGCACTCCAAGGAAGGTCATAGTTTACTAACAGGTTTGCGTTGGGCAAATCTACACCATATCCTCCCGCATCTGATGAGATAAAGACACGACATGCTGGGTCCATAAGAAACTTTTGTTTGCTTTTTTCTTTCTCTTTAGCGTTCATGNTTCCTGTGTATAGGGTTCCACCCAACAGTTCCTGAATGCGTGGGAGCATACCAACGTAGGAAGTAAAGATAACTACCTTGGCATCTGGGTCTGTATCCAAATGATCAGTGACATAAGTTTTTAATGCATCTAACTTTGGCTGTTTCATATTTGCCTTAAGTAACCCACGTTCTTTGAGGCTGTGTGCATAAGCGCTTCCTGCACCAAGTTCTTGTTCAAAAACTTCGGCACTCGAATGCAACAGGCCTGGATGATCGCAGAGCATGCGTAAAGCAGTGATCTTACTCATGATAGACCCACGCATCATATCCGCAGGGCTTCCTGGCTTATGTTCCATACCGTAGTGAGCGAACAAAGAAAAGTTTGCACCAAGAAGTTGTGAAGCCTCTACTAGTTCTTCTGTCAATTCATCAGAGATATGGTTGTACAAATACTTTCCTTCTTTATCAAAAGGAATTACAAGAGGATCTCTATGCAAAGTATCGGGTAGATACGGAGCAACATCGGGGTCAGTCTGCACCTTACGCACTGATGATGACTTCATCTTCTCATGAAATATCGGCAAGTTTCTGTACCGTTGAACTCCGCCAAAATGGTTGCGAACAATAAAGGTCTGATCAAATAGGTCAAAGCGACCAAGTAAGTTAGGGTCTACAAACTGCATGATGCTGTAGACCTCTTCTGGGCGACCATTCTCAATAGGCGTTCCAGTAAGGGCGAATCTGATAGGGATGTTCTTAGAAAGTTCTTTAATCTTCTTTGATCTCTTAGACCTAAACCCCTTAATGGCAGTTGCTTCATCACAGATAATGGCTGCCCATTTAAAGCCGCTAACAATCTCCCAGTCATTGACGATGGACTCATAGTTAGTAATGACATAACCTTCCATGGCTGCTCCAAGGTAGTAGTCCGTACTTCTTCTTACCTTGTTGCCATCGATGACTTGAGTATCTTGGTCAGAAAACTTCTTAATCTCTTTTTCCCACTGGTATTTAAGGCTAGATAACGCTACAACAAGAACAGGGCCGTTAATCTCTCCTTTATCTCTTAGCCCTTCAATCGCAGCGATTGTCATACAGGTCTTGCCCAAGCCCATCTCGTAAGCCACTAACATCTTTTTTTGGTCAACCATCTTGGCTACTGCTTCAGGTTGATATGGTTTTAAAATTCCTTTAAACATCGATTGGTGTTGGCGCCGTGGCTTTGCTCCCACATAGCGCACACTCCATATCTAGCATGTACAGGGAAATTTCTCCATCCTCAAACATTGCTTGGATATTCCACAGCATAGAACCACAGATACACACATGTAGTGGGTTGTCTTTATCTCGTAGGTCTATCACAAGTATGCAGCCTTCCCTAAAACCGCACTCTTTGCATGATCAATTCCTTGGTGAATCTGATCCATCGTCATATCCCCAGGGTCTTTGGCGCTTATTCCGTCGTAGTTAAAGAAGTACAGATCAATCCCATACTTACGTGCATAGGCACGAAGTTGCTCGCAAGCCTTCTTACCAGCGTCATCGTTATCAAAGGCTGCAATGACCTTCTCAGCCTTTCTCATGATCTTTGCTTGATCTTCACTGATGATGGCTCCACAGGTCGCTACAGCGCCTTCTACGCCTACTACAGCCAACCTTACAACGTCTAGGGGGGACTCAACAACCACCAAGATATCGGTAGCCATTTTATCCACGCCAAATACAGTCTTTGATTTCTTGATACCTGCTGGTTGGTTTTTAAAGAATCTGCCTGTAGAACTTTTTTCTTGCCATCCCCACAGTGAGTAATCTTCTGGACTTCTAATAGGAAGGATCCAGGACTCATTCTTGGAGTCCCATAGAACCCCATGGTGTGCGGCGGCTGCTGGAGTAAGAGCCCTACCTTTTAACTTCTGTATAGGTGGCTCTGTAAAGATTGCAAGGCGTGCTTCACTCATGCCAATTGCATCATCAGATGGCGCAATGTACTGGGGCAATTCTTGAATGCGGCGCATCAAGGCGTCAAGAGGAACATCTGCTTGTTGGTTAACGTAGTCTCTAGCATCAAAGTAATCAATGCCTTTGAGGTCAGCAACTAAGGTATAAACATTACCCTTGTAACCACAAGAAAAACATATGTGTGCACCATTCTCACCGTTGATCCACCAAGAAGGGTTGTGGTCTTCTTTACCAGTTCTAGCCTTGTGCATCGGGCAATAGCCCTGCACCTCTTCCCCTCGTTGTGCAACGAGTGGTATATCTAGATTGAGAAGAACCTTTTCAACATCAATCATCGTGTCATCCAGTTAGAACAATAAGGACACTTGGTCATCTCCGATTCATCGTGGAAGCAACCAGTCTCCCATCGCCAAGTGATAGCGGTTTCACTTGGTGGACAGTTACGAGATTGAACAATCTTTAACAAACGAATCTCTTCATCTTCTTCTACAGGTTCTAGACCCAAGATGACATCTGAATCTTGGAAGAACGAAGATGAGTAACCGATGGAGTCTGCAGTTACTTTTCCTGCTCGCATCTTCCAGAGAAGAGTCTGAGTAGTAATAACAATAGGTAAGTTAATTCTTTGCGCTAAGCGCTTCAATGCACGAGTAATGTTTGTGATTGCTTGAGGAGTATTCATCTCACCAGTAATCTCATCCATCATCAAGTACACACCGTCAACAAACACAATATCTGGTTTACACTGCTCTATCTTTGCAGCCAATGCTGAAACAGTGATTCCGTTTACGGCATCTACAAGGTGAAAGGGATGTTCTTTCTCCATAGTGTTTAGCATATCGATGTAACGGTCTTCTTCTTCTTTCAGTAACTTTCCTCGGCGCAATCTTCCGTGAGAAATATGGGCACGCATAGCATCATGACGCTGTTGTTGTTCGTGGTTGTTCATTTCAAAAGACTGGAACATAGGTATCTTACCTAGTTTGTGTACATTGATAGCCATCTGCAACGCAATCTGCGACTTACCAGTTTTAGGCGGAGCAATAATCGTGATCAACTGACCACCTTGCAACCCAGCAGTTGCTTCATCAATCTTCTCAAAGCCTGTAGGAATACCCAAGAAGGTTGAGTTCTGTACGGCTTGGTAGTCTGCGTAGCGTTGCTCTGTATTCTTGGACAGATCTACTTCATGGGTGCCTTGGATGCCTTGCTCATTGACGATGGAGATCGTCTTCTCCATCGCAAGTAGTGCGGCATCATGATCGTTTGTCTGCAGTTGTTCTACAGCATCTTCTAACCCTTGACGAGTAAGCAAACGACGACGGAAGTCAACCATCGTGTCAAGAAGGTACTCAATGGAATCTTCTACATCTAAAATCTTGTAATTAGGGTAGTGGTCTTTAACAGTCGTTCCTGTAGGGACTTCGCTGTATTGGCCATAATGCTGGCGTACAAACGCCCAAACTTTTCGATTGTCTTCATCAAGGAACCAGTTGTCTTTAACACCACGTTCCATTGCAGGGATCAAGTCCCTATCACGAATGATCTTGCTGACTAACCGATGCTCGTTATCTGCCGCCACGTTTCCCCCTCTTACAAATTGTTTAGTTCTACTCCTGCTGATCCATACATGGCTACACGCCCTGGTACATCGATCACTCCCTTTAGATTAGCACGATATGGGAGGGTGCCAACTAACTCTTGTGCATCCTCGTATAACTGCCAGTAGTTAAAGGGGTTAACTACTCGACGTTCAAGTTTCTCAAACGTCTTATCCAACAACTCCTCAGACCAACCCTCCGATGCAAAACCAGCCAACTCTAACGAGATACCGTAGTTGTTGGATAGTACCCACAACTTGTTTGCGCTGATCATGTCAATGTCACCGATTAAAACAGTAGAACGACGAGACAAAAACTTCTTTTCCTCTTCGGTCTTTAACCCGATAACAACGTCTGTTACACAGATGACTTGGGGAGAGGAGACATTAGAAATGTCCCCGCCTTTCACAGTACTTCTACTTTATTATATTTAATTATGAGTTCACGAAAAGCAGCAGGATCATCTATGGCTTCCTGCACAAGGTCCTCTGGGATGTCCTCTGGGATCTTGATGGAGTAATGACCGTTGTTGTACTTCATCCTTTTGTTGACAAAGGCAGTGTGCTTACATGAACCGCTTTTGTCCCATACAGGGCATGTGCAACGCACATCGTGTGTCTCAGTATCTACTTCTACTTCAAAAATCCCAGCGTACTGAGAAGAGATAAACAACTGGACAGTTCTCCATGGAGATTCCATTCTCATCCCTTTCACTGGGCACCTCGCAGGTCAGATCCAATGATAGGTACTCGAACGAATGCTTCGTGGGCGAAACTCGCCATCGCTTCTTTATACTGTGCTTCCCAGTTTTCTAATCTAACATTAGTAGTGACAATTGTGGGTAGCCCCTTGTCATAACGCAATCGCAAGATCTCATCAAACGATGTGTCATCGTATTTAGATCCGTACTCTTTACCGAGATCGTCGATCACCAATATGCGAACATTAAGCCAGTCAAACTTCGACCGCCCGTGAAGCCCATCTAACTCATAGAGCATATTGCGCTTGTCTTCGGGGTCTGCGTCGAAGGTTGACTTTTTTCTGGACAAAAATTCTGGGTAAGTCATGTAATAGATCGGACGACAACCCAGTCCGTACTCAGTAACATTAAGCCCAAGTATCTTTGCAGCCTCAGCGTCATCATCTGGTAGACGTCGGACAAACTCCATCGCTGCAACTACAGCATGAGTTGTCTTTCCGATTCCAGGGCCACCGTCAAAAAGCAGACCAACACCGTTGACTCCGATGTTGCCGATCCCCTTGATGACATGCCCCTCTAGAGAGTCGTTAACCCATTGGGCAACAGCAGGAGGAAACTCCCCTGCTCTCTCAGCAATGTCTGATGGTTCCAGCCCCAAAAAACGGCGTGGGATATTCGCAGTGCGAAGTAACCAATGCCGCTTCATGGATGATAGTGAGTTGATGTCGTACATTTATGCCTTGAAAGATAGTTCGCCAGCAAAAGATGTTGGCTTGCCCTTTGCATCAAGGTTTGTTCCAGCAACTAACTTAACGCTCTTGCGAGGAGTAAGTTCCTGAACCATCTTCTTGATGTAACGCTTACCTGCTGATGCGTTCTTCCATGCAGTGGTAAACATTGCTTGTGCAATATCGTCCTCGTTTACAACTGAGACGATTGCAAGCCATCCGCCAGCCTGCTCTGTGTTCAGCGTGAGATCCGCTGTGAACTTGTATGTTACTTTCTTTGCCATTTTTTAATCCCTCCCAGAATTAAGTTTGTCCCTGTTAGTGTCCCGAGTATAACCATAGCGTACCCGATTACTGCTTTCACTTTTCCTCCGTTAGCCAAGACTTAATCTTTGGCTTATCTGCTGGCTCGATGTAGAGCGAGTCTACAACTCTGTGGAGATAGTTCTTGACGTTCTCCTGAGTGTTGGCAACGCCACGGTTGTATGCATCCTCTGCCTTCAACTTGTACTCTGGTGTTAACTGTGACTGCTCAAAGCGAGTGCGCCACATCTCTGACTCTTGAACCTTTAACTTGTTGTTTTCATACCACACTTCGAGTTCAGCATTGCGCTTCTTTACCTCATCAAGATCTTGACTGCATAGACCAAGAAGGTGCTCGACGTACTTTAGTTCTTTTTTTAATTCTCTCTTCTTCATTTGTTCAACAACCTCTTTTCATGACGTTCTAGTTGTGCACGACCAGAGAGTGAGTTCTGGAAAACAGTCCCATCGCTGGCGGTGAGTGTGCCCATCTTAACCACAGTTTCGGTTGGGGCTGTAACTTTGTTCAAGCCAAGGTTCTCTCTGGCTTGGTTCATCTTCTTGCCAAAGGATGCGAGGAAGAGTTTGTAGAGGTGCGGAGCCTCATCACCGATGTCACGGAAGTTTCTTTCGTCCATCATGAACAGGCGCAAGAGTTCTAACTCAATCAGTGCGTTGGTGTCGTACTGCTTTCTGAACTTTGCAAGGGCGCCTGAGAGTTGCTTGACGTTGACTGTGCCTGGAAGGAGCGGGTACTTGCGACCAACTCTGAAACTAAACTCAGCAGCGACGTCCATCGGAGTCCACTCATGCTCTGGTCTTTTACCTCTGGTCTTGGGATCGGATTTGCGGATGCTGGGCTGTGGGGCGTCCCGTTCTTCAACGAGTCCAAAGCCCGCCAGATTATCTCCATCATCTTCGTATTTTCTCATAGGTATCAGTACTTCCTTCATTGGAATCCCTTTGGATTCAGAATCTTTTAATTTATTACTATCTTGGCTATTAGGTACTAATGGCTTATCTACCATACTGCTACGTGAACCAATAGTCACATGACCAAGTGAGGTGCGGTCACTGGTGACAGTCTGGATTTCTTCCAGACTAGCAGGGGTGACAGTCTGGATGGTGTACTTGTTGATCCCTTGGTAGCCGTTGGCACGACGGGTCTTGTCCACCACAATGAACCCCTGCTCTTGAAGGGCTTTGACGGCCCTTCTGACGGTGCTATCACTTGGGTTGCCAGTCTGGTTACACAACTCGGCTACGGAGGCCTTAAAACCCCCTTTGACGCCCGCTAAATGGCACATTGTGGCTAGGAGTCGGAACTGGTAATCGGTAAGTGGGGCGGAATAGGCTTTAGACGGGATCTCCACGGCTCACTCCTCGTCAAAAGGGTTGATCTGGTCTTGGATGTGTCCCAGGAGGGTCTCTTCAACCGTCTTGCCAATTACCTCGATGACCTCAGAGGCTATGTAGGCTGCAAAGACCTCGATGAAGGCTGAGAAGGCATCGTGCATCTCCTCGTACAAGTCCTCTGGATCACCGCTTGAGATGTGGATGTGCTCTAACAAGCCGTCGATGTTCCACGCCTCTACGCCAAAGTCCTCAACGGAGTGAAGAGTCATGTGTGCCTCAACGCTATCATCCCATGCGATCGCAAGGGTATCGTTATTGGTGATGTATCTGATGACCTCTTTCAGAGGCGATGAGCAAAGCGTTGTGCTCTCTGCTCCTTGTGATACCTCATTAAACAGGTTAGATGATTCTGAGAAAAATAAATCGTAGGGGCGCTTTAACTTCTGGGCTACACCCACAGCACTTCTTACAAACACATCATCGTCAGTCACTGGGATCACTAACTCATGATCAGGAAGTTTGAGAGCCAATTCCTCAAGGGCGATTGACACGTCTGTGTTTACATATGAAATAACAATGATCTTGTTCACTATGCTCCTAGTAGANTCGAGGTAGACGCTGTTGTTGTACGACTGTTGGTTTGTTGATGAGCATGTTTAGAGCAAGAGCAACAAAAGTTGATGCTGGAACTAAGACAAGCATCGTGATTGTCCAATGGCGTTGCAAAGCGTAGAGGCATGCTGTGCTTATCGGCATAGAAAAAACAAGGTTGACTGTGCTTTTCAACAAGATTCCAAGTTGGATCTTGTCTAGCAACTCAAGGAGGTATGTAACTGCAAGTCCTGTGATTAGGACAGAAACGAATAGGTTGGCCATGGGCCAGAGCCTACACCGTCAGGTTGTTGTACTCCAGTCCTACTAAGGTAGATAGGCTCCAAAACGAGTTGGCTGGAGTCCAATCTGCCAAAGTCTCAGCAAGGCGAGGGATCTTAAACGGCTTGTTGACGTATAGGTAAGAGACAGACTCGTTGGCAGTTCCTGCCCAGATAGCACCAAAGTTAGAGGGAAGTGAGCCATCAAAATACTCAGTGGCGTTTGGTCCCAATTCAAGTTGGCAGTTGTCGTAGTACGCAGTCTGTGCTGCTGTTACGTCGAACTCTAGATAGAGGTGGTCTAAGGTCGTTAAGGTCTCATCAATCAAAAGGCTTACAGGATAACGTTGCCACGTGTTGTTGTTGCCGATGGTGATTGACTTAGACGCTAACACTGTTCCATCTGATGCGGCTGCATTTAAGGTCATAGTTATTGCATGCGGCGCTTTAACGTAGGCAGAGGCGGTGTAATATTGGTCCACTAAAATACCGTAAGTGCTTGCTGCCACTGAGTTTGACCTCAAGGTGTATGCAGCGGTGTTTGTTATCTGCAGGCTGTTGCTACCTGCAAAGGTATCAAAGTTGACATCGGTGCTAAGGGCCACAGTTGGTGATCCAGTAATGGTCCAATTTGCATGGTCAAGTTCAAATGATGGGTTAGCAATTAAGTTTACTTTGTTTGGGCTAAGAACAATGTTGATGGCTCGTGCCTCACTGTAGGAAACGGTTGCTCCAGTCTGTATGTTTACCTGGTCCACGTAGTAAGTTCCTGCAGCACTATAGGCAACTGTCAGTACAGCATACGAAGACTTAGCATCAGAGGTAGCAGTAACAGAAACATTCTTCCACGTATTATTTGCCGCTGTTGCGGTAGATGAATGCACAGCGCTTGTTGAGTTCCCGTACAGATCAAAGAACTGAATAGACAAAGTAATAGAACCAGCACTTGTTGGGGACTTTACACTGAGTGATGCTGTGTATTGGGTGCTTGGGTTAATTGGAGTTCCCTTGCGGATTGGGTCATCCGCTCCAAGTTTCATAGAGCCACTTGCTGAAGCAACAATCTTGCAGGTGTACTGAGTATCAATCTGGTTAGTAGAAGACGCCGCTACCTGATCAGTAGAAGATGAGATAGTTGCATTTGTTGCTATCCAGTTACCAACAGATTGATAGAATGTTGAGTCTTGAACAGTTAATAGAAGATTAGAAGATGTAGTTATTGTAGGTGTGTACCCAGTTAGCGCTTCAATGTAGGTCTGTAGTCCTGACTTTGTTCCCTTACTCTCGTACATAAAGAGTGCTTCACGAGCAAGTATCTTTTGGTTTTTAACAGGCAAACTTGGCTCTGGGCTTAAACCAAGCATCTTTGCTTGAAGAGGGATAAGTGATGACGGGAATACTTCCCAAGAACTTTGAGGCCTGAGTAACTCAAGGTCCGTTAAAAATTGGTCTAAGGTAAATGCCATACCATCCAAAAACGAGTGCAATGGAGAAGTCGTGCTGGGCACACCTAATGGGCTCTGAATATCTGTGGTAAAAACTTTAGGTAGAAGATCAACTATTTTATTTGTTGAATTGTGATTGGCGGGAACTACATCTGTAATCTTGCCTGCAAGTACCCATACCTTGGAGTCGGTAAAGATAAACATAGAGTAATAAACTTGTCGTCCACTAACGATGGGTGAGGACGGAAGAGGTAAATCTTCTCCCTCTCTAAAAGAAAGACGGGACACTAGCCCTTCTAAACTTGACCCATCAGTAGAGATTTGTTCCCATACGATGATGCCATCTTCCGCAGTCTCAGCATAACCATTTTGGTTTCGTACTAAACGGATCTTTGTAAAGGTTCCTGCTGGTTGTTGCCATGTAACATACACTTCATTGAAGTTAATGACTGTGATACCCATTGGCTCAACAGAGTATGCCAAACGAGGTGTCTCACCATAGGTGGCACCTCCATAGACAAAATTACCGTATTTAGCCACGGGCTATACCCTACGCTCCAATAAGTAGTAGTGGGCTAACAGTAGCCTCTGCTGCTGCCCATGACGCTGTAGTTCCGTCAGTGGTCAGGTATGTACCAGCGTTACCTGTTTGGCTAGGAAGGGCGCTAAATGTTGACCAAGAAAAATCGTAATCGCTACCAGAAGATTTAACTAAAACCTGACCCGTCGTTCCACCTGCTGGAACTCTGGTTCCGTAAACGGAATTAAGTCCATATTCAATGTTAGCAATACGGTCTTTTAAGGTGCTCCAGGTTGTTGTGACCTGGTCAAAAGAACCAACCCAGCCAGAACCCACGTTGATATAGGTACCGATGGTGGACTCAAGAGCCGCTACTTCGTTTTGTAAGTCATTGACGGTTACCGCAAGGACTGTGTCAACAAAGTCTGCCTTTGTTGTAAAGCCCTTGATGGAGGCTGGATATGTGGCTGTCACCTGACTTCCCTTCTAAATCTATTAGGTTATTTTCTTAGGTTTGCCCCCTATTTACTGCCTGAACTATGGGCTGTCTATGTCTGGAGTTGTCTCTAGGGTATGAATTCGTGTCTCATACTCTTTAAGTTTGTTTGCCATAGCAACCAAGGTCGCTGTTACGTCCACGACAGGTGTGCCGTCTTTTTCTACTCCAGTAATAAGGTAAGAACCAAGTCCTGTCAAGGAAACAGTGCTACTGAGTGTAGATAGTTTTAACTTTTTATCTGGACCTTTGTATGTTCCAAAGGTTCCCATCCATACAGGGTAATCAGGATCAGAACCAACATACGACACCCACACATTTTGTCCAATAGAAGGGAGGCTAAAGATCACACCCGATGTTTCGATAGGCCAAACCCAGTCAGTAACTGTTTCTGGTCCAAACCCAGTGCTTTGCACCTTTAGTTTAAGACGACGTAAGTTTTGTGGGTCTCGATTGTCTTGAACAATCGCCCTGTAAACTCCGTTTAATCTTTTAATATGGTCCATTAGAGAGAACCAATACTGATATTTCCTTCTTGGAATCTAAAGATCTCCCCAGCAGTACCAGTCAAGGTAGTACGATCAGCGGAGGCTCCATGACGATACAACTGGGAAACCTGAACAGTGCTGACTCCAGGAACAGTACGAAGAACACCTTCGATATCTTGAGGGTAGATGGTGTCTTCAAAGTACATGCCGTTATAACCGTAGTATGTAAGCAACTTAGTTTTTAACGCAGTCTCTACTTCAGTGGTTGTGTACTGAGGAAGTTTTAAATACTGGATGGTGATGTTTGCATCTACATAGGTTGGAGGCTGTACAGAGACAGTTGTTCCTATCAACAGTTTGTCAGCCAAATAAGACTGTACTGAAGCCGATAGGTTGGTGAACTCTAATGTGGGATCGCCCATTGAATCTAATCCTGGTGCAAGGTCAGAGTCACTAGGAAGGCGAACAGGTGCAACATATAAGGTAACAGAGGTCCATACGCTTGCTGTTGCATTTGACTTACCAACATTTTGAACTTGCTGTGCAAGGCTTGCGTAATCCTGCAAGGTAACAGCACGATTTGCCGCACGTAAAGCAAGTGGTGCACTGATACGAATTTGGTCTGTGCTTTCTGGGTCAGAACCACCTACTGCAGTAACCAAGTTTGTGATTGCAATGTCATTGCTTAATGCTGTAATTTGGTTTTCAGAAAGTCCAGGAACATAGTTAATAGTTACTAAGGTGTTAGGAGCAACGTTTCCTATTGATCCACCACCGACTGTGTAAACTGCTCGAACTTCTTCGTACTTATTAGGGATCGCTCCGCCAACACCGTCACCAAATTTGATAGTGACTACATCGTACTCATCAACGGTTGTTGTGTACACGATGTCGTTTTGCCCATAGTCCAAAAGGTTTGCAACACGTGTCCACTTAATGTATTGGTCACCGTCTTGGACGTAAATATCTACAGACCCATCAACCACTGGAGTCTCTAAAAGAGACATGACTTGGTTTGGTAAGCCAGTGGATGTCCCAATTAACTCTCCATATTGTGGGTCAGAGTTTGCAGCATCTACCAAGATTACAGATTGACCATGAGTTGCAAGGACTGTTGCTGTTCCTGGAATCCCAGCCGCTTGAGCAGGGACAAAAGTGTCTGCTAGTACAGTGAAGTACACAGTCTCAGAGGTATTAGTTGTTGCTGAGATAATGTTTCCTGAAACTATTGTTCCAGCAGGTATCGTGTAGTCTGTTGCTGATGTATTGGTGTAGGTAAGGTCTACAGACGCTTGACGGTAACTCACCGGAACATACCCATAGTTGGCAGCAAGGTTTAATACGCTACTGCGTTGAACAGCGGTAGAGATAAAGTTTTCATTTGCATTGCGGTCGATGTAATACGACATTAGGTCGCCCAAGTAAGAGAACGCCTCTACTAGTGCAACGCCAAAGTCAGCAGGGTCAGAGGCTGTCCACTCAGGGATACGGTCTTGTATTCGAGTAATCAAATCGTTTCTGATGGCGTAGTAATCTCGCCCTGTGTAATCAATGGATACAGGGATCACGGAGGCTGGAGTAGTGGTCATGCGTTCTCCTGGTATGGCGTTGAATTACCGTTGATAGAAACTAGACCAACGGTTGTGCTTACTGTTTGGTTATTTGGTAAGTCATAAATGATCTCTACATTGGTATTACCTGTGTAAGAGTCGTAAGAGGTTGTAACAGATTTTAGGGTTAAAAGGCTTAGTTGGGTATTGAAAGCGTACTCAACCTCAGCCTGAACCTCTGTTTCAGCCAAAGACTCGTTGTCAAAAGTTTTAGCCGCAACCATGCTGCCAAAGCGTGGTCTCATGATTCTTTCACGCATGGTTGTTCCTACTACAGATAAGACCTTGTCTTGCCAGATCTTCTTCTGGTCTGTTGTTACTGCCACTTTTCCATAGGTGTCTATAGAAAAGGGAAGAGAGATTGCTTTTTCAATCATTATCGTCCTACCCATCTGCTCTTAGTAACTTTAAATCCTGTTTTAGTCTCGCTGCCTGTGATGATAGGGCGGCTCAAAGTTGACCTTGTAGGTTTGACTTGAACACCCGCCTTTAATTCAGACATAACATTTCGTGTTGGTACCACGCTGGCTACTGCTGGACGAGATGGAGATGAAAGGCTTTTTCCCACACCATCAGTCATGCACTCAAAGTCAACTTGGTAGCGTCCGTCTGCTGTACCAAAGTGAACACACTTAGTAATGATCCAATAACCATCAGTTGTCTCTCCCGTTCCATTGACTTCGATGGTGCGGTATGGCGAGATCCGTGGGTCACCCTGTCCAGCGCCTGTAGAGCGAACGCTAAAGCGTGACAGTTGTGCTTGTCCTTCTGTAATGGATTTAGACATAGCCTCACTGCTAGTCATGATGCTTGGCATATGCTCTTTAAATAACGGCGCCTTGACATCAGACCTCAAGTTCTTACCCACAGTAGAAGGAGAGGCAGTGGAGGTATACATCTTCCCAGTAATAGGATCAATGCCGTGAACTGTCTTCTCTTTCTTAGAGTGTGAGGCAAGATCTGTGTAGTCGCTTACATGCGGCTTAAACATGTCCAGGGTATGTGAGAGTTGGTTTTCCCACGGGTTAGAGAATGTATCTGTAAAAGACATCACAGGGATAGCGGTAGCAAACTTATCGATCATGGTGTCCACAGGATGAAAATGGAGTTCTGTTCCATATACCTGGGCTACATAGCCAATCCTCTTAGCAAGTTCTTGGATTTTTTCCCAGTAAGTATGGCCGACCATAGACTGTTGGCTAAAACGAACAGCGTGGGGGGTAACGATAGGCTTTAACTTAAAGGTCTTGGCAATATCCGTTACGATCTCAGAAGCAGTCTTGTTAAGCCAAATCTTTGGGCTGTTCTCCTTCAACGATAAAGATGCACCTATGGCTTTGATAACGGTGTCACGCTGTAAAGCCTGATGGGTGGTAAAAGAGACGTCGTAGATGTACCCGTAAAAAGTTCCCTTGACCGTTCCATTATTCCAATCCATCTTGATGGGAACACCCTGCTTAAAGGACTGGTAAAAGAACTTAGTAAACTGGGTGTAAGTAATCTCTAGGACGTCTTGCTTACCAACTTCTTGATGCAACCGATAGTGGTGGGGTATTAGCCCAAAACTAGGAAAGTCTGGAAAGGTAACCTGGAAGGAAGACCCTTGCCTATCTTGAAAGGTCTCACTCATTTGGGACCCTAATAGCCGTACCAGGTGCGATATCAAATGGGTCTAATATCTCTGGATTGATGTCCAAGATCTGCCACCATAACTCAGAGTTGCCAAGGTACTTGAGGGCAAGTAAATCTAAACGGTCAGTCTCTACCCACTCGTAGTGGAAGAAGTTAACTTTGTATGCAGGAAAGGCTCGTTCTACAACAATGTCGTGTTTTTTTGTACGAGCATTCTTGGCCTTGTATAGAGGGCCATCAACGTATCTACTATCAAGAAATATCATGGTGTTAGATTCGCTCCATTGTTAGTCGCTTTAAGTCGAGCCGCATCCTGAGTAGCAGAAGAAAAGTCTGCGTAACGTGTGCAAGTCATAGTTACCTTAGAAAGAATAGGGGTCATTCTCTCGTTAAACATAATGTGCTGTACTTCAAGGCTAGAGACACGAACACGGTAACGAAGCCCTGAACCAAGATGAAGTTCAATAGAGAGGTTTGTTAGCCATCCACGATCTGACGTTTCACCATTAAGTGCCGATGTAATCTTTGTATTGAATCCCATTAAAGTTCTAAATAGGTATTCAAGATCATACATTGTTCCCTTTTTATAGATAAGTTTAAGTTCTGTATCTGAAACTGGGTATGGGTATGGGTTCTCAATGTTTGTGTAAATAGGAGATGTTATCTGTGATAACTCAGAGCCCAAATAAGCCTTTGTTGTTGTGCTTCCTGTCTGTACTTTTTTCAACCCATTTTCATCAATGTATTTAAAATCTTCAATACGGTTTAGTAATAGTTCAAAACTAACTGTGCTTTGGATTAAGCCAGCAGCCAAAGGAGTAGCGGCATCTAAACTCAATGATTCATAAACGGGGTTTACTGCAGCAGAAACTCCCCAACTCATATTGACTGTTGTTGGGTTGTAAAGAAACTTAAATCCGTATAAGTTTGTATCTATTTTAGACTTATCAGTTTTAAGGTTGTTTACAACAGTTGTTGGGTTAATGGTTCTATCCATTTGAATAGTCCCACGACCTCCTTGACCATTCCAGGCACCAATCAACGCATCGTCATATTTGCCTTGGTCAATAATGACTTCGCTTCCAAGCATGTTGCGTTGCGGTCCTAGCGGATTAAAATAAGCAGAACGAACCATAGGAGCGTTGTAATGGTAGGTTAGGGGCTGAGGTCCTGCTCCTGTTCCTCCAGCGCCACCAGTTCCCCCCGATCCTGATCTAGGCTTATAAGAAATAGCCGCTGCTTTATCTGCCGCAGTTGTCGCTCCTACACCCCCCAATGCTTTTAGGTCACTTGTAGCAGCCGTGATACTTGAGTAAAGTGATGTATTAGAAGCCTTAAGTTTTTGAACAGCAGTACCAGCCTCTACTATCAATGGATTATAGATTACGGCGCTACTAGGGTTGGCTTTTATTATTAAGGAATATGAAACAATCTCATTTTCCTTAGCCACTATCTCTTTATTGTTAGCATCAATTAATCCAAGCCAAGTTTTTACTTTAGTATTTGCAACTTTTACATTGAAGTGTAGGTTGTCAGAGGCATTGGTTGCTGCATTAGTGGACTTTCTATTAGAAATATCTTTTTTAGCATTCTGTACTGCTTGATCCGCTAACTGTTGCAAAGCACGTGTATCGCCATTGCCAGACATTATGAGTTTCCAATCATCGAGATAGCAGTGTCGTTATCAAGGTAGGCTTTTACTTTCTTAGCCAAAAGCATAGGGTCTGGATTACCAGTGATGTTGATATTTACTACCTTACTTACGGCGTGAGAGGAAGAGGTAGAGTTTGGAGGAGTCATAGCCATATGGGTTGTGGTGGTAGCAGGCATGGATGCTCCGTAGCCAACTTCTCCTCCACCGTAAGAGTGGTGCCCAGTCTTTCCTGTTACCCATCCAGAGTTACTGATGTCACTAAAGGTTTGAGTAAATGTAGATTTACCAGAACGAAGGTCAGCAACAATCTTCTCATACCCAACACCCTTGGTGTTAAGCAAGGTATCTACTGTTGCTTGGTTTCCTTGTTTCCAATCTTTATATGCTTTAACCCCCACACTGTTAATGCTTGTGCTTCCAGGCATGTTTAATGTTGTGTTTAATGGGTTGTAGTAAGCAGTATTTTTCCAGTTGCCACCCTCATGAGCAGCCCAGGTTGTCATAGCACTAATGTTGTCTTTTGTTGCTGGGGCGCCTAGTTTTCCTAGTAAAGTTTTTGCCCAAGCAGTAACGCTTCCAGATCCTTTAATTGGTCCTGTAACTCCTGAGTAGTTGTTGCTGATGGAGTAGCCCCCACTTCCACCACTTTGAGAGGCTGTGCTATTCCCCAGTACTGTTCCTGGGTCAATAGGGTTGTTTGATCCCTTACGGATCTCAAAGTGCAAACAAGGGCCCGTACAGTTTCCGGACTGCCCTGAGCGAGCAATGATTTGTCCAGCCTTAACAGTCTGACCAGCACGAACAAGGCTCTGGCTAAGGTGACCGTAAATATATTGAAGACCATCTGCACCGTTAATTACTACAGCGGTCCCATACTCAGAACTTAATGGCATAGTAGAAACCACGCCATCCATGGAAGCCTTAACGGGGCTGTTTACTGGGACAGCATAGTCAAGTCCTTTGTGTACGCCTTGAGTTGACTTCCAACGCTCTCCGCCTTTTGCGCCATACCCTGCACTAATTATTCCTTGGACAGGGGCTTGTGCGGTTGCAGCGCTAGTTGCAGACCCGAAGGAACCGCCATAACCAACTTCTCCGCCACCTGTAAACGCTCCAAAAAGACCACCAAGAACTCCACCAACTACCGATGAAATACCAAATGTTTCTGGAGCAAACAAAGAGCCAAAAGCAAAACCACTAGCGGCACCCCCTACAGCCGATCCAACTCTACTGCGGGTGCTTCCGTGCTGGGCTCCTGCGCCAATGAGACTGCCTGCTACGCCTCCTGCAAGACCAATTGCTCCACCTTTTGCAAGTTTTCCTGCGCCCTTTGCAATAGCACTTGGAACCGCAGAACTTCCCTTAAGTAATCTAGATAACATAAAAGAGTTAGCAACGCTGCTAAGACCACCAACGAGACCAGCACCACCAGCGGCTAACCCTGCTCCAGCATTACTTCCGCCAATACCTCCAATAAGTCCACGAAGGTAACCTAGGCTGTGTGCAAACTTATCTAACTCTGAGTTAGCAGCGTTAACTACCTTCGCTGCTTGGTTAAACCCACTAATAACACCAGACTCTGCATCCTGCATAAGTTGTGTAGTTGATTGGTTCATCGACATCTGACCAGTCAGTGGGTTGACGTTCCCAGCACCTGCACTGCTTGTTGTCTTCTTTGCTAGATCAGGATTTTGCCCTGATGCAATGTCAATAAACGCTTGCCCATAGATCTGTTGCTGAGCATCAGATAGGCCCATATTCTTAAGGTTTGCTCCAGCAAAGCCTTGCTGAAGAGAAGTTTGAACTTGGTCCTTGGTGGCGCCATTAACAAAGATGCGGTTGTACAACTGACGAGCAATGTTGCCTGTAGAAAGTTGTTTCCCAGTACGGGGATCAATCGTGTTAATTCCATACTGGTAAAGGTTTGCGCCCATTTCTCCTGTGTACTGACCGCCGATAGCCTGTGCAGCAACAGCGTTATTCATGCCAAGGTACTTAGCAGCACCACCTACCTCAGAGGCCGCTTGTAAGTAACCAAAACTTCCTGGAGCCATACCGATGCTACGAGTCAGGATTGCAGAGACAGCAGCGTCTGCTCCTACATACGAGAGTCCACCACCCATCGCCTTGAGCGTTGAGGATTGAAGGGCAGCACGGCTTGTGCCCACTCCACCGTAGAGGGCAGACTGGTAATAACCAGCAGCACGAGTGAGTGTGTCACCAGCACTTGGCATTGCTGCATAGCCTGCAGCAGGAATTGCCAATGCCATCTTTGCAACGCCAGAGAGCATGCCCATGCTTGGTGATACCATGGAGTTAACAGAGATCTGCCCCATGCTGTTAGACAGGAGATTGCCAGAGCCACCCATGCCAAGGTTGAGTTGCCCACCGCTACCAGTAACTCCCTTGGCTGCTGTGAGTGCGGAGTTAGACTCCGTCTTTAAATTCTTGATAGATTTTGTTAAATCATCTATCTGCTTTTTAAGGTCGCCAACACCCGAAGATACTGATTTGATATTACCGATAACGCTCATATCAGTCCTTTCTTGGTGTCCTGATCTTGACTACTTCTAGCCAATTCTTTCGTTCTCTATGCGTCAACTGCTGTATCTCAGTCAACGTCCAACCTTCGTACAACCGTGTAAGGGCTGTCCACTCTGCCATCAAGTACTCGTATGAAACGGCACTAGAGTTGAAACAAGGCTCCTAAATTAATAGGGACCGTTACCTCGCCTTCACAATCAGGGCAAGTAACTTTTAGGTCATCAAACTGTGGGCCACAGACACGCTTATCAAGTTCTTCAACTATCTTGCGGCGATCAACAATGCTCAGGTTCTGCACCTGCATTTTGCTAATTACTGGCTTTCCATCAATCTGCATAACGGTTGTCTCTAACAACAAGGTGGTTAACTCTGCTGGAGTTTTATCGCTATTAAGGATTAACTCTTTCTGACTAATACCTGTTGGTAGGTGAACCGTTATCTCACTCTTCTTCCCTTGTACGGTAAAGACACGATCTGCAATTGGATCTGTCAATACCTTTACTGGGATATCTGTCGTGAGGTTTACCTTTACTACCTTGGCGTCTAAGCAACCTGAGCAGTAAGCGCCCAAGTCCACTTCTTCACCAAATGTTGCTTTAAAGATCGCTAGTAGAAGCATGTCCCGATCACCAGAGAGGAGGCTGTCAAGAACCTTGTCATCAGCCTTCTGATCTCCGATACGAACTGTTCCACGTTGCAAGATTGTCAAGATTGCTTTACCCGTGGTACTAGCACGAGATATAGCCTCTTCATCCTTACCGTTAAGTTCACGGATCTCGGCCTCAGTGATGACCTCCCCGTTGGCTGTTACAAAGCCACCAGGGAGAGTCACCTCTGTATCCGAAGGAGGAAGGATAGTAACTTCAGGTGCTGCAGGTTCTTCCTGTAGCGCCTTAGTGAGTAGGTCGTTTGCCAATGCGGGGTTAACCGCTGCTGAGATTGTGTTCGACATTGTGATCCTTTGGTTAGGTTACTTTGCTACTTCTGCTGGAGCGTTGTTGATGAGGTCTGGTGCCCATGTGACGTCAAAGCCTTCATGAACAAGTGTCATCTGCTCTACAAAGAGAGCATTGTCACCAGCGTTGAGGTCTGAGTAGGCAATAGATGTAGGCCATGCGTTAAAGACTGTAAAACGCATTGCTGTATGATCGCCAGCAGCAGCATCTGTGTTCTGAACATCTGAACCCGCTGATGGGATTGGATGTGAAAGAACCTGGATGCTTAGATCACAACGGAAGTCTGTTGTGGCTGTGCGTGTTGAAGAAGAGGAGTTAACGGTTGCGAAGAGGGTACGCATCCAATCCCAGTTCTGATGTGTGTTAAGGATTACACCACGCTGTAGTGTAAGTGGTGTGAAGGTTGTCTGACCAGGAATCTGGTGGACAGTAGTGTTGTAACCACCTTCACGGTATGGGATAGCGTCAGTCGTCACCGATAGTCCTGACACGGATGTGAAGCCGAGTGTGACTGGGAAGTTCACACCAAACTTTGTATCCTGTGGCTGAAACGTAACTAAGAATCTAAAGTTACGAATTGGATCGGTTGTCAGTGTTGACCGATTGTTGATAATTGTTGCCATTCTTTATTTCTCCTTCGGTCTTAAGCCGCTGTGATCTGGCTTAGGTTGATGACGACGAACTCTGCAGGGTACTGAAGAGCCACACCCACCTGGATGTTTACTTGACCATTTGCAATAGATGTTGCAGTATTGTTGGTCGCATCGCAAAGAACATAGTAAGCCTGTGCAGCAGTTGCTCCACGAAGACCGCCCTGGTTGCGATAGTTGTTGAGGAATACATTGATGACCGTGTTGAGGCGTGTCCACAAACGTTGATCGTTATTCTCAAAGATAGCAAACTCTGTTAGGTTCTTGAGGTTTTGCTCAATGTACATAAGAGAGCGACGCATGTTGACGTACTTGTTTGCTGTTCCATCTTGAAGCAATGTGCGAGCACCCATGATAGAAAGCCCTGCGCCAGGGATCTGACGGATTGGGTTAACTGGGCTGACGCCTGTGTTCATTGAGTCAAGTTCAGTTGAGGTGAATGGAGTCTCTGCCGCAACAACGCCAAGCAATGAAGCGCCGATTCCAGCAGGAGCCTTAGAGACACCCTTACCTGGAGTAACGTCATTGAGCATGTAGTAGCCAGCAACCGCACCTGATGGTCCGATGAGGCGAAGAGCCTGACGGCTACGACCTACAGGATCTACAACGTAGAGGTGTGGGTGGTAGACAGCAACGTGGCTGCTTGCTGTGAGTTCTCCAGCGTAAGCAATCGCATCATTGACTGCTGTAGCCTTTGGAGTCTCAGCAACAACAAATCCGTTGTTTGCCTCGGCCCAAGCAATTGCTGCAGCGTAGACATCAGTTGCTCCAGAGATTGTATTAATTTCTGGGAGGAAGACGACGAGAGGACGATTGACGACTGAGAAACCATCAAAGGCTGATGATCCAGAGCCCTTGTAGTTTGTGTAGTCAGTTGATACTACTGCTGCACCATTTGAGCCTGAGTTCAATGGGTAGGTAGTAAGGACTGGAGTTCCAGAAGCAGAGTTGCTGATGGTGATGTATGAAGAGACTGTATTAATAACGGTCTCTGCAAAGTCGCTAGAGGTGCCATCAGAGAAGATGATATTCTCGTAGCGCTCTAGAAGGATGTTTCCAGCAACGTTCTCTCTGTAAAGAGCCAAGGTATAGGTGCTTGTGACTGTGCCAGCGGTGAGGATAACGATGAGGTTGTTTCCATCAGCGCCTGCATCTTTTGCAGTAACTGTAGCAACGACAACGTTGCCAGAAGTTTCAAGATTTACAGTTGCCTTAACAGCGTCTGTATGGAGGACACGCTTAACGTACAGTTCTTTTCCACCATTGCTGAAGTAAGAACCAACGCCAAATGTGGCTGGGAAAGATGCGTTATATCCACCAAACTTGCTGGTGAATTCATACCAAGAGGTAACAAGCGTTACTGCTTCTGGACCACTTGCAAAAGGCGCAACTACAGCACCAGCAGCATTTGCTGAGGCACCCGTAGCGATTGGAGCAGGTAGTAGTGTCTCTGTAAGGTAGACACCTGGGCGGCTATAAGCCATTTTTTCTCCTAACTAGGTTGGTAGAGGGACCTTATTGTTGCGTAATAGTGATCGGATCAATAGCAGTAAATGGATACTTTGTGCTTCCTTGCACAAACTCTCCTTCGGTGCCTGTGAGGTTGACTTGTAGCGCTTTGTATACTTGGTCATATGTTGATGGTGCAATCTCGGATGAGACACGCACCGTAAAAGCATTTACGAATAAACGCTTTCCTTGCTCTGTGACATCTCGCTTAGAGATATCCAGAAGATCTAAACGACGATAGGTGTTATCGTCTGGTTGTAAAATGCCAAATCGCATTGGAATTTTCGTATATAAAATTTGCGCCAATATTTCTCGGTCATGGCGAGGCTGACGAGAGTAAGAAGTAATCTGGTAATCAATTTGTACTGGGATAGGCCAGTGGATGTACCAGTCATTAGTGGCAGGGTCATACGGGACATCGCCCTGCGTAGTAGGGTCTGGTAGGTAAGAAGGCTTAGCAAGACCACGCATAGCACGGCTTGTATCTTCGCCAATATCAACCATGTCAATGGTGATGTACGGGTAGGACTGATCACGGACTTCTTGGTCAGGCTGTCCAAACCATACGCCTACCTTGCGAGGAGTGGAAGTACCTGTTGACTTCTGATCGGTAACCGTTAGGTCCTTAAGGAGATCACGAAGGGCTTTATCTTCTGAGAGTAGGAAGGTCATAGGTCACCCAAGTGGCTGTGCATGCGTCCTGTAAGAAACTTCTCTGCCTCTGTCATGCGATTGGCAAAGCGTCGCACTGCAGCACTTGGCTGTGTGCTTGGGGTGCCGTACTCAAGATTCATCGCCTCAGCATGATGGTCATCATGGACATGGGCATCAAAGCCGTCTTTGGTGTAGGAGACGCTCATATGGCGAACGACGTGTTCAGGCCAGCCGCTAGTGCGGGCTTCGTTNCGTAAACCTGCAGAGAGGAACCTACTGGTCTCTATGCTGGATCTGTGAAGGGCTTGATGGAGTTCTTTNATCACTTGCGCTTCTTGGCTTTCGTAGCGACTTTGGCTCCAATGTAACCGCCGATAAGTCCTGCAATAATAGGTTGCTTATCTTTAGGTCGGAATCCGAAGACACCACGCATGAACTCTTGCTGTTCAGAGACGTTATCCATCTCAGCAAGTTGTTCGTACCAAGGCTTCCATGCCATCATAAACCCCTTTTTCGCAACCAGCGGGAACTGTAGACAGGTACCGCAGCGGTAACCTGTTAATGGCAATGATAAAGAAAAGGCCCTGTTTTCACAGGGCCAACTCTTACTTCTTTTTAGCGACTGCCTTCTTCTTGGCAGGCATTTCCTTCTTAACCTTTTTGGCTAGTGCTTTATCCGCAGCCTTGTCCTCTGAACGGGACATAGCCTTGTTCTCATCCATCTTCTTATCGCCCTTCTTAAAGGCAATCATCTGACGGGGAGTCATGTTCTTCATGACCTCAGCATCTTGTGCTGCATCTGACTTCTTCTTAGCCATTACATACCCTTTTTCTTGTTCATAGTCATCTTAGGGGCTTTAGATGTAGACATCTTCTTGCCCTTACGAAGAGCAGCAAAGTCTGCTGCATCAATCTTCTTTGGGTTACCGCCCATAGCGGCAATCTTCTTCTGCTTAGGAGATAGACCGTCAGCCATTATTTGGCCTTCTTAGGCTTGCAGGTAGGGCATGTGCATTTGCAGCCCTTCTGATGAGTGGTCTTGGTGCACTTGCACCCACATGATTTACAGATAGTTATTTTCCTTTCGATTGTTTGGAGGCCCAGATATTATCAACTGCGTTTGGCCATGGACGACCAGCCTTTGCTGCTCGTGCCTTAGCCGCACTCTTTGCTGATGATGACAGAGGAGTGGACTTCTTCTTTGGGTTCTTAGTCTCCCAGATTGGCTTACTTGCCATTTTTCTTACTTTCATTTCTCTTAGAGATAGCAGCGGCTTTCTTCTTAGCATCCGCTTTGGAAGATGCGCCCCATGCCTGAAGAGATAGTAGCAACCTTGTTGGCTCACCGTTGGGCTTACGCTCTGGTCCAGGCATACCGCCCATGCGTGCTAGGAACGATGCACGACGAGGATTGTCGCCAGACTTTACTGGGGCTTTGAGGTCAGAGCCAGGATTGGCTTTCTCGTAAGACTTACGACCAGCCTCATTGAGCCCACCTTTTTTATTCTTACCCTTAGAGGTTTGCCATGCGTCACTAGCCATTTTTCTTATGCCAATCTTTAGTCGCTTTAACTCCTTGAGCAATAGTCTTAGATCCAGCCTTTTTTGTTAGGTTGATCTTGTCGTACTTGCCCTTATTGCCAGCGTGGTCAACGATGACCTCGCCCTTTTTATTCTTCTTGATGGTATGGCCTTCGCCTTTAATCTTAATAGTCTTAGCCATTTTTGGCCGCCTTTATAGGCATCGGCTTATTCTGACCTGCATGCTTCTCTTTGAGTTTAGCCATTTCAGCCTTGTGTTTTGCTTCCATAGCCTCAACTTCAAGTCTTTGAGACTGTGGTTTCTTATTTGTCATGGCTGTTATTCCACCTCCATTAGGATAAATAAGTGGCGCTGGTTCTAGTTTAGATAGCATCTATTGGCACCCCTTTAGTATTTAGAGACCTAATTAAAGCACCTATATCGTCTTCACGTTTACGTATCTCAGGTTTTAACTGTGCAACAACTCTTCCAGTAAGACCCGTTGTTGGACTTGGAACGTAATCGTACCTTTCACGTTTTGATAAATCTTTCATTTGAATCAACTCAAGACACAAATTTCCTTGCTCTTGTTTAATNATTAAAAAGGGAATAATTTCTATTAAAATTTTTTCAGCAAAACGATTAGTCCAATGTAACGAGCCGTATGGTTTCCATCCTGGTTTTGATCCCTTTTTGCTTAAGTAAAGGTTTCCATCAAACTGTGCTTGTATTGTTTTAAGAAACTCATGGTTAGTATTGGCAAGCGCAACTCTTCCAATCACGTTTCGATTCTTACCTGTACGTGTGGTGCCGATGCTTCCATCAGCATCAATCATGCCTGCCAAATACTCCCATGAAATAGACATATATTTATTTCTTTTTATTTACTTTTTTTTGTGAACTTAGGGCAATTGCGACTGCTTGGGATTTTTTCTTTACTACTGGGCCAGTCTTTGAGCCAGAGTGAAGTGTGCCTGCTTTGTA